CAGGAATCTTGGAACATAGAGCTGAACTGAGTGGAGCCCATCGTCTCGTAGATCGATTGCAGATATCCTGCATCCGTCTGCGTCTGTCGGTGGACTGCGTTGTACAGCACATCGAGAGCTGTCTCATACAGCTCTTCACAGTCGATCAGATTCGTTTTAGTGAATGCTGTCAACTCGATCACCGGAAGAGAATGAAGCAGAGGCGCGGCAGGATTCCTGATCCCGCCGATACGTCTGATGTTCAACAAAGGGAAATCCCTGTAATCGATATCGGGAATCCACGTAGATACGGTGACACCTGCAAGCCTTGGGTCGCCCCTCAAAATGGGAACGACCACCTCTTGCACGCGAGGCATGCCCACCATTTGACCTCCTAGCTGATCGTGGAGCCGCCATAAGCGGCCCTCGTCAAGATGTATTCAGCGGCAGGAGGTTTCGTGTCAGTGCCCTCGAAGAACCCTGAAGGGGCGTGTCCGAACTCGAGCGCCATAGCGTTAGGCGCATGCAAGATCGTGAAACAGTCAACACCGTTATCGGCAGTATCAATCTCAGCTGGGAAATAGCCCTCAAGAGTGATACGCGAAGTGCTGTTGGCTTGGGCCAAGTTAGTTGTGGCCTTAACCTCAACCATCCTGTTCTCGTGCTTGACCGCTTTACGAGTCTCCACATGCTTCGCGGCAGCCCCGTTAGCGTTCGCGTAAACCTTCGCCATCAAGACCTCTTGATCGTGTAGTCCACACGAGCCAAAGCAGGAGACGAATCGTATTCGGTCGCATCACCAAACAAAGACCAACGCTCACCGCGCCACACGATCTGAGACTGAGCACCAAGCACACCGTGCTCTTTAGTGAAGGAACGAGGGAACCTCATCCGATACACCTTCTCCGACTCAAAACCCTCGTTGTCCTGCTCGGCACGCCTAGCGGACGTGCCAGACTGATTAGCAACCTGCAGCCTCGCGATAGCGTTAATGCCAGTCGTTGACGGCTTAGTGAACTTGTTTCCGTCAGAGTCGATAACCATCTGCTCTTTGTAAACAACCACCGGCTGATAACGAGCTCCTGTGTCAAGCAGACCCATCACGCCCCCGTAAGGTAAGTGGCTCGACGGCCAGTTTTCTTAGGTAGATTCCCCCAGCTGATCCGCCAGTCGTGTACACAAAGGCAAAGCGGAGGATCGATGTCGTGGTCGCACAGATACGGTGCGACATCCGCCGGAAGAACTGCGTCAGTGAAATACGGCTCGTACTCGTCGGCCGGCTGATACTGCTGGCCGGTCACGTCGGCATCTCAAACAGCGGAGTGATCGTAGACATACGAGACAGCCGAAAAACACCCAGGATCGTCCACTCTTCATCCAGCACCTGGAGCCTGCCGCTAGACAGATCAGACTGCAGTTGATAGGTGTACGTGCCGTCCGTCTCCGACAAGTAACCCTCCGGGTTACGCACCAGACGAAGAACGCAATCAGCTTCGATGTCGATAAGATCGGCCTCGAACGTCTCAGACGCAGCCACCAACGCATCAAGCGTAGGGATTCTGCGGCGGATCATCCGCTCGACCTGCTCGAGCCTACGCTCGATCAGAACCATCACTTCAGGCTCAGGTTCCTTGGCCCACAAGGTAACTACGTCAGCAGCGGTTGCGTAAGCCACGGTCACTCCTCAGGCTGAGGCTCCTCCACAGGAGCTGGGGTTTCTGCGCGTGCAGCGCGAGGCTTACGGGCTGGCTTAACAGCTTCGCCGTTAACAACCCAAAAGCCGGAAGCGACTAGCTCAGCGCCAAACTCATCATCAACTTCGGCAACGCCGCCGTTGAGAACGTATTGAACAAACATGCCTAGCCTGCCTCGCCGGAAGCCTCAGGAGCATCGACCACAACATCGTCAAGAGCCTGTGCGGCATCTTTCAGCGCGGTCAGATCTACCGGCTCGCCGGCAACTACAGCAGCTTCCAGCTTGGCGATTTCGGCAACGATCTCGCCTTTAGCCTGACTCAGTTGCTCGACTACCGCATCAACAGCGGATTGGATTTCAGACATTACCCCTCCAAGGGTTAAAGAATTAGACAAAAGGATTCCGAAAATGATCGCCACCGGAAGCAACACAAAGTTGACAACGTAGGCAACTGTCAGAAGCACAACACCTCCTAAACATCACAAAACACGCAGAGCGGTTGATACCAAGGAGGGGCCCCCGAAAGGGCCCCCCCTTGAGAGTGTCAACTAGGCAGTTACAACGTTGGTCAGTCGCACGAACGCATCCTTGTCGTTGACAAGCAGGCCATACTCGGCCTCGACACGAACCGCCACCAAGTTGTGCTGCCACAGCGAAACGAAATTGGGCGAAGCAAAGGTGCCCAAGTTCAGAGTCGCCTGATCGGTAACGTCGTAAGAAAGACCACCGACCTGGCCCCACACGATCTGTGACCAATCGCCCTGGAAACCGATCGTGGTTCCGGAAGCGACATGGTCCGACAGGATCGTCGGACGGCCCAGGATCCGGCCCTCGCGGTACGGATTCACGACAGCGTCGTACGGGCTCTCGATGAACAGCGGACGGCCATTGCCGTCTTTTGCACCGTTGATGATCGGCTCAGCCGCATCATCCAGCAGAGTTCCGTTCCACTTCTTGCCAGCGGCAAGGAGCAGATTCAGACCAGTCACGCCCAGCGCGTCGTACGCGTTGAGGTTGGACACGCCAGCGCCACCCGGATCGGGGAGCGAGACGGCCTTGGTGGTCTGGTTGACGAACGCGCCGAACGGCGAGTTGGTGCCGTACAGAGCGGCAGCGTCGAACGCCAGCGCGATAGCGGTAGCCACTTTGGTACGCATGGTGCCCAGGTAGTTGGACGGGTTCGCACGAACGGTTTCCGCAGATGCCACGAAGATCGTCGCGATCTTGTTCGGTGCAATCGTCTGGGAAGTCATGTCGCCCTTAGTGATGGGCTTCATGTCGCCCTCACCAACCCACGATGCGGTGACGTTGCCAGTCCAATGCGGAATCTTCACGCCAGTCGGACCCATAGGGATCTTGGTGGCGACACGTTGAACGATCGAGGTCTTCTCAGCGAGCTCGAAGTAATCCTGCGACTGCTCAGGGGTGAGCAGTCCAGAGAACATCGAGTCGCCAGTCTGACTGATCTTGGCGTTATTGACTGCGAAGTTAGCTCCAGCAGACATTTAGTTAATCTCCTTGATAGTTAATTCATGCCGACAGCGCTCTTCAGCGCCGCCAGAATGGGATCTCCGTTCAGAGGAAGCGGATCGCGCCCCCCGAACCCTTGGGTGGGATCGAACGCAGGACTCTTCGAAGCGAAACCGCCAGCGAGCTCGTAAGCAGACTTAGCCGAAGCCTTGATGGATTCGGTGTCAGAGCCTTGAATCAAGCTGGCGAACGCACGAACTTTGTCGCTGGGCACGTTCGCGTCAACCGTCACATAGAGTTTCTCTAGTTCGATCTTCGCCAACGCCAGCTCGTTCTGCAGTTCGGTGTAAGCGGTATCGCGTGCAGCCAACTCAGCCTGATAAGCCTCGTTAGCCGCCTTGACAGCCGCATCAACAGCGTCCTTTTTACCCACGCGAGCTGCAGCAGCCTCTTCGCGAAGCGACTTGACGTACGCCTCATCAAACGTCTTCTGCTGCGGTTCCAGCGGATTCTCCACCTCCGGGGTGGAAACTTCAGCTGAGCTCTCGGTAAAGGTGCCTTCGGACATAGTGTTTAGCCTCCTGGGCTTGATAAGTGAACCCACCAGGGGTTCGAGGATCTACGCAGCGACTGCGTAGTTGGATAGGTTGATCTCGCCGCGATCTAAGCGGCGACGGAGAGCGTTCAGCGTCTCTTTGTTGTCGTTCTTCGTTCGAGACTTACCCGACTTGATAAGTTCGGTAGCCTCTAAACCAGCCTCGATCCAAAGCTGCTGCGCTCGTTGCGCTGCATCCCTTCCGGGCCAATTCTTGATATCGAACACCGGCACCACCAGACAGTCACATCCGACGTGCCACTCCTCGATATACTCCTCTGTATCTTCCCTGAACTTCTCGAGATCCCCGCCCGACTCATTAAAGAGATCGATCACAGTCTCGTCATCGAGGCCGATGCCGGCTGTAGCCGCCTCGAGATACCAACGAGTGTCCTTACCAGGAAACTCGGCACCACGAGATACAAGCATCAGGCACCACGCGCATGTTTCGCGCCCGGTAGCAACCCTCGCCCAACCCAAGACGGAACGGTTATCCGGCTTGGCTGGACGGCCAGCCTCTTCAGCTATCTTCGCCTTCAGAATGTCATCGTTCTTCACAGCGCCGATAATCTGCCTACGACCAGCCATCTCGACTTCACGCACCGCAGTCAAAGCAACCTTGGTGACAGCCAAGTTAGGGGAGTCGGCCTGCGACATCGCCTTCCGGGCTGGTTCCATGTTCTTGACGAACCATTCGAACTGAAGCTCCGACCGCAACATCTCGTGACGGACAAGCTCCGGATGATTCCTTTTACGTTGTGAGTCGTAGAAGTTACGGCCCAACTCGGCAGACAACTCGTACCGTCGTTGAACCTCAGGGAACAGAAATTTCAGAAGAGCCAGCCAGTCCCTTACCGCTAAGGTAGGCCCTGTGAATAGCTGTGCAATTTTCTGAACGTAAGCGGCTAACCCGGCGGTGATAGCGGCCTGGCCGACCGCGTACTCCTCAGGGGTCACGCCTGCGCCCTAGGTGTAGAACCTTGAGGCACCACCTGAGCCGGAACAGGCCTGGCGGTAAGAGCAGGCGTGCCAGAGCCTGCGCTAGCAGTCGGATCAGTCGGGAACATCGTTCCCATAAGCCCAAGGCCAGCAGCGGCCTCTTGCTCATCCCACACACGCATATCCTCACGTTCGGTGATGGAATAGCCCATGTCGATTCTGGCTTGCTCCTTAGGAACAACGCCCATACCGTTCGCATAAAGCTTCACGGCAGCGTCAGCTTTCGCCGCATAAGTCGGAGTCGAAGGATCCATCCAGATCGTCTCCAACCGCTGATAGTCAGGCGGCACAGTGCCGCCCTTCACCATCCGGTAAGCGATCCGCATCGCCTCTTCCCAAGCCCCACCAAAGATCGAGTTCTTACGCTCGACCTTCGCGATAAGACGTGCCTCAGCAGCCCGGATAGCCTCAGCCGAAGCCGGATTATCAGACGAAGTGGAAAGGTACTGAGGAGGAAGCCCGGTGTATGCGGCAACCTGCTTAGCGATCTGATCCAACGCGTTCGTAAAGTTCGCCAACTCAGCAGCAGAGAACTGCTGAATCTTGCCGTCTGAATCCTCGAACGCAAGAATCCGGGCGAGATAAGCATCGAAGAACGTTTGACCAGTCTCCGAATCCACACCGATCTCCTCAGGCTTAATGCCGAAGATCAAACGTTGCGGAACACCCATCAGCTCGGCAGTCGCCTGCATCAACATCAAGATCCGTGCAGCAGCATCCGTCATCGACCGAAGCTCAGGAGTGATCTCTGTCGTGCCATACAGATCAGACAACCGTGTCCGGTTAGGGATAGGAACAACAGGCACAGCCTGCAAGCCGTGCGTGTAGTTGAACCACGTCTGCCACTGACCCTCAGCTTTATACCAACCGTACGTGTCGTTCGACGTGTACAAAGTCGCGGCCTGGATTTCATCGCCGGTATCGTTGTATGCCACACGGATAGCTTTAGAAACCTTCCCGATACGCGGATCGATCTCCGCGTACATACGAGTAGGCGGCTCAACCCGAATGATCGGAATCGCAGGATCCCAATCCAAATCGATCTTCGGATCGGCCTGCGAAATCGTGATGTAAGACCTGCCGTGGATGTAAGCGTCCGTGTAACCCAGCGGGGCCTCGATGTCCAGATTGTTCGTCTGCCACCACTGCCACAGCTCATCGTCAGCCTCATCAGCACCGCCGATACGGAAACCCTCAACAGACTGACGTTCAGCGATCGAATCGACATACAAGCGCGGATATCCGACGTGAGCCAGCAGGGACTGCATCTGAATAGGAACAGTCAC